CCCTCACGGGCCTCCTCGGGTAGCTCTATGCTGCTCGCCTGTTACCCTCGACGAGGGATCAGGTTCTGTAGAAACGGATATCCAAGGAGGTTCGCATGGTATACGAAGAAGGTCTTCTTATACCGCGCACACGTAGCCGAAGTAATTCGGTTCGTGTCTCTGGAGAACGTTGGTTTGGCACGCGTCCCGCGAGCCATACGAAGATTGACACTAGCTATGCATATGAGTATGAGAGAACTTCCGACAGGAAGAACCTCTTCCCCTTTGTGCAGCATCAGCTGCGCAAAGGAGGCATCTATGCATCCAGCGTATCCGGCTTGAAGATGTTGGACCTTGGTTGGTCCTTCTTCAACGAGTCCATCCGTCGCTCTGCGTCTCTTTCGAGTTTCGCACATACGGCGTATGCCTCTACTCTTAATCAAGAGTATGGGATACACCATGTGGGGCCTGTATTTCTTGCGGCCACACTTGGTCCTCTTGCTCCCTGGACTAAAGCCCAGATCGATGCAAGAGCTCAGCTGGACTTCGGGCTTGGTGGCACGGCGATTAGCCGTGTCCGACCAAACAAGCCAGTTGTGGACTTGTCTGTAACTATCGGTGAACTAAGAACGGGTGGTCTTCCCACTCTTATTGGTTCGCTTGCACCACGGTCTAAGACCGTGCTCGATGCCTTCCGTAACGGAGGCAAAGAGTATCTGAATGTCCAATTTGGTTGGCGCCCCCTCGTGTCAGATCTTTTAGGTCTGATTGAGGTGGTACGTTCCTCACGGGAGCGTATTCAGCAGTACAAGCGCGATCTCGATCGCGAAATCCGACGCAGTTACACCTTCGATGAGATTCGGAACACCGTACTTAGTACGGCGGACATCAGAAATGATAGTCAGTGGTGGGTTACTGCTGGATCCCCTTTGGGGACACAGCAGAACGTTCGCACTTTCTCCTCATCCAACTTCCAAGGAACCTACACTAAGACTTCGACTCAACAGTCGTGGTTCTCTGGTGCCTTTCGGTATTTTAATACCGATATCGACCAGAGTCTTAGTGATTTGCAGAGGTTCGAGGATGAGGCTAACCTCCTCCTCGGAACCAGAATTGACCCTGAGGTCATCTGGAATCTGCAGCCTTGGTCTTGGCTCATTGACTGGTTCGCCAATTACGGCGACGTGCTGGGAAACTTCTCAGCAATGGTCTTTGATCGCCAAGTCTTGCACTATGGGTACATTATGACTACCGTCACTGATGTCGAAGAGTGGACAGTTCCGGGCCTCTTTGCGAGGTCTGGATCCACTTTTCTCGGCACAGAGCGTGTAGCTCAACCTGTAACGAATAAACGCGTATCGGTTCGTAAGATCCGATCCCATGCAAGTCCGTTTGGGTTTGGCCTAGACCCATCTACCTTTACGGCAGATCAATGGGCCATCCTTGCTGCACTCGGCATGAGCCGAGTGAAGTAGGGATTCATCCCTTGGACATTCCGTCCATTGGATCCATTAGAGACTAACCAACAAATGGAGGTACTCTATCACCCCAAGTTAACAAGTGTTAACTAATTAACTGTAAGGAGTAATGCTCATGGCTCTCAGCGACCCTCAGTCGGTTACCATTGGAGGTACCGCGACCTCGCTTCCGAACGTTGAACGTAACGGAGGCTCTGCCGTCTACCAGAAGGATGACGGTACGGTCGTGCTTAAGGTGCAGCACACCAAGGGGAAGACTCGGACGCGCCGTTCGGTGCGTCTGGATCTCACCAAGGTGGTTGCAGATCCTTATGCAAGCGGTATCTCTCGGCCTGTGTCGATGTCGGCGTTTGTTAACGTCGACGTGCCCAATCTTGGGCTGACGCTGGCCGAACAGAAGGACCTCGCGACTGCGCTTATGACGGCGCTTACCGCGAGTTCCGGTGCCCTGCTGACCAAGATCCTTGGTGGAGAGAACTAACTATTCTCTTCAAGGTCGCTGTTTGCATTTGAGCTATGGATACTATACCGAAAGGATAGTATGAAAAGCCAGATGTTGCTTCTACAGAAGCACCTACTGCAAGATGCAGGTAGGATAGGCAACACAAGCACCCAACGTGACTTCGAAGAAGTCACGCATCGAGTCGAGATTGAGGGATTATCGTTTCTCACGATAACCCTTCCTCGCTTCGCCAAGGACCTCCAAAAGGCTCTTGACGAGGGAAGGATTGCTCCCGCCATGTTTGCTGGTTTCAGCAGGCGTGGTCAGCTCCCTAGATTTCTAGGTGGGCTGTTGAAGCAGATCTTCGACTCTGGGAGTGGGTTGTTGCTCGACAACCCTAGTACAGCGGCTATCCAAGCCATTCGCCAGGTAACAATGGCGTTTGCAAAGATAGAAATGGAGTGTTCTGATGAACGACGCCAGACCGCGTACCAGGGGTACGTCGAGTGTGAACGGTTCGTCCGCGATGGTGATCGCCGTCGTCGCGCTAGCGATTACGACGATTTTGGGAACATTGTTCGTCTCCTCTGGAGCGATCTCTATTCCCGTCTCGATCGTAGACTCTACGATGGAGAACTAGATCCATCTCACGGCCCCGGAGCTGTCGCTGACAAGCTCAAGGGGAATGCGAAGTGGGCTATGCGAGAGTATTCGGAAAGACTCGAAAGAATCTTTCCGTATCTCGAATATGCTCGTGCAAATCGATCTGCCTATTTGGAGATCGACCGTGTGGACTTCCGTGAACCCGGGCGTGAGCGACCTGTTAAGGTCACTGATGTCCCTAAAACGCAGGAGACTGTTCGTATCATCGCGCAAGAGCCGAGCTATATGATGTTCATACAGCAAGGAATTCTGCGCATGATGAAGGACGAGTTCTCAAGACAGGGAACGTATGCAAATGCGTTCATCTGTTTTGACTCGCAGGAACCGAACCAACTGCTCGCGCAGGAAGGTTCGGCAACCGGCCAACTGGCTACCCTCGATTTGAAGGAAGCTAGCGACCGTGTCTCCAATCAGCTCGTGATCAAGATGTTTGAACGATTCCCCACTTTGGGTGAGGCTGTCCAAGCATGTAGGTCTCGATCAGCTGATGTGCCTGACCATGGCGTAATCCGCCTGGCCAAGTTCGCGTCTATGGGTTCAGCGCTTACTTTCCCTATCGAGGCACTCGTGTTTTGTACACTTGTGTTCCTCGGTATAGAGAAAGCGCTCAACCGCCCGCTCTCCCGACAAGACGTAAACTCTCTTGTCGGGAAAGTGCGCATCTACGGGGATGATATTATTGTTCCCGTAGGTTATGTTTCTTCAGTAATTGCAGTTCTCGAAGACTTCGGTCTTCTTGTGAATCGCAACAAGTCTTACTGGACTGGTTCGTTCAGAGAGTCTTGTGGAGGAGATTTCTACGCGGGCATGCCTGTAAAGGTAGCCCGTGTGCGTAGAGCCTTTCCTGAGGATTTCCTCAGTAAGGGCCGGCCTTATAAGAAAGGTCGACCTCCAACGTTACTGAAGCAAGGTTCCGAATTGGTGTCTGTGGTTTCCCTTCGTAATCAGCTTTATAAGCTTGGTTATCATGGTACCGCAGAGTGGCTGGACCAGGAGATCCGTAAGGTTCTCCCCATCTATCCTAATGTTACAGAGGATAGCCCAGTTCTGGGTAGGCATGTGCCATATGGCCTCCACGATGTGGATGGTCGGCACAAGGACGAACAACGTCCCCTCGTGAGAGGGTACGTTGTCGACAGTATCACACCCCCGAGTAAAATCGATGGGTATGATGCCCTGCTCAAAGTGTTGAGCAAGACGGGGCTCACCCCGTTTGAGGATCCTCAGCATTTGGACCGTGCAGGACGGGCCTCAGCCGTTCGCCTAAAACTGAGATGGAGTTCACCGGTTTAGTTAGCCGGTGAACAGGTGC